TAGACGATAAACTTAATACTACGAGAGTGGAGATAGCCCGTGACTATGCAACTAATTCAGAAGTACAAAGAATTACTGACCACATTGACCAACGCTTTAACAAGCTTGAAGCAAAAATTGACCAACTTATTAGCAGGTAAAGATGCCAAGTAGTAGTAAAAAGCAGCACAATTTTATGGAAGCAATAGCCCATAACAAAGCTTTTGCTAAGAAGGTAGGTATCCCACAGTCCGTGGGGCAAGATTTTTCAAACGCCGATAAAGGCAAAACTTTTAAAAAGGGTGGTGATATTATGGCTTCAAAAATGAGTCCTAAAATTATGGCAATGATGGCAGCTCGTAAAAAACCAATGACACAACCCGGTATGGCTGAACCCGGTACGCCAGCTATGATGAAAAAAGGTGGTGTAGCTATGAAAAAAATGGCTGGTGGAGGCGCAATGCCAATGAAAGACGGTAAACCGGCTTTTCTTAATGACGGCAAAGGTATGAGAAAAGGTGGCGTAGCTATGAAAAAAATGGCTAAAGGTGGTGGAGTTGAAGTAAAGGGCAAGACCAAAGGTAAAATGGTTAAAATGAATATGGGCGGAAAGGCTTGCTAAATGAAAGAGTTCATTAAAGGTCTAAGCGACAAGGCTAGTAACTATTTAGATAGTAAAGGTCTAGCTAACCCTGTTGAAGTAATTAATGAAGAGCTTGGCGGTGAGACTCGTGAAGAGTCTAAAGTTCGTAGGGCTAAGGCAAAAGATAAAGCTACTAAAGAAACTCCAAAACCAGACACCGTTAAAAAGATGGCTAAAGGTGGTTCTGCTTCTTCCCGTGGTGATGGCTGCGCTATTCGTGGAAAGACCCGTGGAAAAATGATATGAAAGGCAAAAAATGAAAAAGCCAATGAAAAAATTTAAACGGTTTAATACTGGTGGTTCTGCTAATGATTACAAAGGCACGGATGAAATGGTTCAGTACCGTATGGGTCAAATAAAAGACCCCGGTGTTGACTTATTTAAGTTGGCAAGCGGCGAAGAGCAGGAAGCTAAACCAGTTCCGCTTAAAAAACCTGAAGCTGCACCAACACCTGCTAAAACTGAAGCCGAATCAGCTAAAGCTGAACCAGCTAAAACTACACCAGTTAAATTAGCAAGCAATATTAACCCCGAAGACGGAAAAGAATATACTCCTGTTGACCAAGCCGCCCCTTATAAAGACGCCAGATTAGTTTCAGCGCCACCAATTAGAAAACCACCTAAACCCGTAGTTAGAGCTGAAACTAAAACTGAAACTAAAGTAGAGCCTAAAGCGGAAGCTAAAGCGGAAGCTAAAGCTGAACCTAAAGACGACAAGCCAGTGCCTGCTAAAGTTACTAAAGACGAGAAACCCAAAACTGGACCTAAAACTCCCGGTGCTCTTGCTTTTACAGACGAAGAAAGGGCTAAAAATAGATCAAGACTATATGAAGGCATTAAAAGTATTTTTTCCGGACCTGCAGATTATATAACAAAAGGTTCTCCCAAAATGAGGGCTAAAGAAGCTTTAAAATCAGGCATGGCATCTAAAGATAGAGACACAATGCGTAAAGGTGGTTCCGTTAAAATGGCTAGTGGTGGTAAAGTATCCTCTGCATCTAAACGTGCTGATGGTTGTGCCGTTCGTGGAAAGACTCGTGCATGAGAGCCTCTAGAGGAATGGGCGATATAAACCCGTCTAAAATGCCCGGTAAAAAGATTATCAAGCGTAAAGATAATCCTGATGATGTGGAGATGTATGCAGGAGGCGGTCTCTACGCTAACATCGCTGCAAAGAAAAAACGAATTGCTGCTGGTTCGGGCGAGAAGATGCGTAGTTCTGGAGCTAAAGGCGCTCCCAAAAAGGGTGACTTTGCTAATGCAGCTAAGACTGCCTCTTATAAAGAAGGCGGAGAAACAAAGTCTAAAGTAAACGAGGCTGGCAACTACACAAAACCAGAGTTACGCAAACGTATATTTAATAGTGTTAAAGCAGCCGCAGTACAAGGTACGGGCGCAGGACAGTGGTCAGCCAGAAAAGCACAGTTGATGGCTAAACGATATAAAGCAGCAGGTGGCGGATATAAATGAGTTGGTCGGAAAAGTACAAGAAAGCTATTAATTGTGCTAATCCAAAAGGGTTCTCGCAGAAAGCACACTGTGCTGGTAAAAAGAAGATGGCAGGGGGTGGGTTAGCAAAACCACAACAGTCTTTAAAAGCATGGGGTGAACAGAAGTGGACTACCAAGTCAGGCAAGAAGTCATCAGAAACAGGTGAGCGGTATTTACCAAAGAAAGCAATTGAAGCGTTAAGCCCACAGGAGTATGCAGCAACGACTAAGGCAAAACGAGCAGGTAAGGCAAAAGGACAACAGTTTGTCCCGCAGCCTAAAGGGATTAAGTCTAAGGTTAAACCTTATAGGAAGATATAATGGCATTAACATCGGGAACTACCACATCAAATTTAGATCTAAATAATCTAATTGAGGAAGCCTTTGAGCGTTGTGGTACTGAATTGCGTACAGGCTATGATATGCGCACAGCTCGCCGGTCACTTAATTTATTAACAATTGAGTGGGCAAACCGAGGTTTAAATCTTTGGACGGTAGAGCAAGGTCAGATTTTACTTACCACAGGACAGGCTATTTACCCAATTCCAATTGATACAATAGACCTTTTAGACCATCAAATCCGGCAAAATAATAGTACTCCGTCTACCCAAATAGACATATCAATTAGTCGTATATCTGAGCCAACCTACGCTACGATCCCTAATAAGCTGACTACTGGTAGACCAATTCAGGTATGGATTAACCGTCAAACAGGTTTAGATTACACCGCAACTGCAACCTTAAATGGCACAATTAACGCTACAACAACGTCAATCACGGTATCCAGTGCATATAGCTTACCTAGTGCGGGATTTATTAAGATTGATTCCGAGACAATTAGTTATGTAAATATCGTAGGAAACGTATTAACAAACTGTGCAAGAGGGCAGAATAATACAACCGCAGCATCCCATACAACGGCTGCACCAATTACCGTACAGAACTTACCATGTATTAATATCTGGCCAACTCCGGATGCGGGTGGTGGACCATACACATTTATTTACTGGCGTTTGCGTAGAATCCAAGACGGTGGAACGAATGGTGAGATTATTCAAGATATACCGTTTAGATTACTACCTTGTTTGGTATCTGGACTAGCGTTCTATATGGCACAAAAACTTCCAGATGGACAGGCACGGCTTGGGTTTTTAAAATCAGAGTACGAAGAACAGTGGTTATTAGCCTCAACAGAAGACCGAGAAAAAGCACCTTCTCGATTTGTTCCTAGGAATACATTCTATGCCTAATGCATTTGCATCCGGAAAAAATGCGATTGCGGAGTGTGATCGTTGTGGACAGCGTTACAAACTGAAAGAGTTAAAGAAGCTAACAATAAAACAGACACAAAAGAATATTAAAGTATGTCCTGAATGTTGGGAACCAGATCAACCGCAGTTAAGTTTAGGAATGTACCCAGTAGATGATCCACAGGCTTTAAGGAATCCTAGACCAGATGTAAGTTATAAAAATTCTGGCACAGATAACTTGGGATATGTGTCAGGAGGTAGTAGAATATTTCAATGGGGATGGAATCCCGTTGGAGGATCTAGTAATGATGGGCTAACACCAAACAATTTAGCAGCCCAAAGTGGTTTAGGAACCGTAACAGTAACCATAACTTAGGAGTAATTATGAAACACGAAGACGTAAAAAAAGATAAGCCAATGATGGAGAAGGTAGCAAAGAAAGCCGTCAAAGGACATGAGAAGCGTATGCACGGCATGAAAGCTGGTGGTGTTACTACCGTTGATATGAAGAAATACGGCAGAAACATGGCTCGTGTAATGAATCAGAAATCTGGCTCAAGGGGTCGATAATGGCAAAGTTCTCTAAGAAAGTTATGGGTAAAGAGATTGGCGATGCTACAGTCTATGCCGAACCACATACGATGGATGGTAAGCCAATGCAACCAAAAAACCAAATGGCTGGTGTAAAGACTACTGGGATAGAAACCCGTGGGAATGGCGCAGCTACTAAAGGTCGTATAGCTAGAGGCCCGATGGCGTGAACTACACAGAATTAACTGCTGCAATTAAAGGCTATGCTGAGAATACCTTTCCAGATACGGTAGGGGCTTTTACATCCGCAAACCAGATTGCTACTTTTGTAAAGATGGCAGAACAGCGCATCTACAATATGGTGCAGTTGCCAGCAATCAGAAAGAATGTAACAGGTAATTTAACAAGTGGAAATAAGTATTTAACTACGCCTACAGACTGGTTATCTACCTTTAGTTTAGCTATAATTAACGCAAGTAACGAGTACTTATATCTATTGAATAAGGATGTAAACTTTATTCGAGAGTCGTATCCGGATACAGATTCACCGTTTTATGGAGTACCAAAGTACTATGCAGTTTTTGATGATAATACTTTTATTCTAGGACCTACTCCGGATGCAAATTATTCCGCAGAGTTACATTACTTTTATTATCCAAATTCCATAGTTACGGCATCAACATCATGGTTAGGTGATAACTTTGATTCAGTATTATTGTATGGCTCATTATTAGAGGCGGCCTCTTTTATGAAGTCAGAGGCAGAAGTGATTAATTTTTACAAAGCTCGCTATGACGAAGCGATGGAAGAACTCAAACAATTAGGCGATGGCAAGAACCGTCAAGATGCTTATCGTAGTGGACAAGTAAGGTATCCCGTAAGATGAACGCACAAAACAAAAGTGAGATAGGACTAATTCAAGTAGCAACAGTAGACTATCGTGGGTTTACACCAGAGGAATTAGCAGATCGAGCATTAGATAAAATTATCCAGATTGGCGATCAGTCACATCCCGTCATTCGAGATCAGGCAGTAGCGTTTCGTGAACATATTCGTGGGATATTAGTTTTTTACATGAATGAAGCAGTTAAATTTGACCGTGTAACTATTGCACAAAAGCTTAAAGATTCAGGTCATGCAGAACTAATTAATCTTTTATAGGAGTTTATTATGGCATTTACAGGCAATTTTATGTGTACTAGCTTTAAAGTAGAGTTAATGAGAGCAGTGCATAACTTTACAACCAGTACAGGAAATACGTTTAAGTTAGCTTTGTACGACAACTCAGCGTCCTTTACAGCAGCGACCACAGCGTATACGGCCACAAACGAAGTAGCTAACTCTGGTAGTTATTCAGCGGGTGGTGGGACATTGACAAACGTAACACCAACTTCTACAGGTACTACGGCATTTACAGACTTTGCGGACTTATCGTTTACTACGGCTACGATTACGGCTTTTGGTGCATTGATATATAACGATACGGCATCCGGCGATCCAACAGTATGCGTACTAGACTTTGGTGGTGCTAAGACATCTACTTCGGGAACATTTACAATTGTATTTCCTGCGGCAGATTCAACTAACGCCATCATTCGAATAGCGTAAATGTGGCTGATGTATCAATTGCCCTAGGAGGTTATGGAAGCCAAGGATGGGGTGACGCATCTTGGGGTAATGGAAATGTATCATTTGTAGCAACAGGATCAGTAGGTTCTGTAACTGTAAACGCAGATGCAAGTGTAAGCTTAACTGGCGTATCTGGAACGACAAGTTTAGGGGCAATAACTGTTGACAAATGTTGATGTTTTTGTAACTGGAGTAGGTTCTACTGGAAGTGTTGGATCTGTAAACGTTACAGGAACCGCCGTAGTTAGTGTAACAGGAGTATCTGGTACAGGCGCAGTTGGGTTAGTTACTGTTACTTGTGATGTAAATGTAAGCCTTACTGGGGTATCAGGCACTGCAAGTTTAGGCAGTGTAAATATCCGAACGGACGTTAGTTTTAACGTAACAGGCGTAAGCGGAACTGGACAAGTTGGTACTGTAGCAGTATTTATACAGACAAATGTTAACGTAACAGGTGTAAGTGCAACAGGTAATGTAGGAACGGTAACCGTAGTTCCGTCTGTTGAAGTATATGTAGTAGGTGTATCAGCAATAGGAGAGATAGAACCGGTATTGGTTTGGGGTATTATAGATACAAATCAAGTGCCAAATTGGGCGGCGATAAATGATATACAAACACCTACTTGGACTGATATTATTGATACACAAACCCCGGTATGGAATGATATAGCGGCATAAAGGAAAACAAATGGCATCCACATATTCAGCACTAAAAATAGAGTTAATTGGCACGGGAGATCAGACCGGTACATGGGGAAATACAACCAACGTAAACTTGGGCGATTCAGCGCTGGGTGAGGCAATAACAGGTTCAGCGGACGTAGCCTTCTCAAGTGCAGATGTAACTATAACTTTAGTAGATACAAATGCTACACAGTCAGCCCGTAACTTACGCCTTAATCTAACAGGCACATCTGGCGGTGCAAGGAACTTAATCCTTGGTTCAGGATGCCAGATTGAAAAACTCTATTTAGTTAATAACGGTCTAGCGGATGCGGTAACGGTTAAGAACACAACAGGAACAGGAATTGCCGTAGCTGCTGGTAAGACGATGTTTGTCTATAACAACGGTACGAACGTAGTAGACGCTATAACGCACCTGACTTCTCTTACTACGGGTGTTTTATCCGCTAGTGGTGCTACAACCTTTACCGCAGGGACGGCTTCTACTTCTACGACTACAGGAACTGCTGTAATTACAGGTGGTTTAGGGGTAAGTGGCAGAGTTAACGCCGCTAATTTTGATGGTATTGTTGGTGCTAATACGGCAGCAGCAGGTTCATTTACTACGATAAACGCATCAACATCAATTACAAACGCAGGACTAACAAGTGGTCGAGTAACATTTGCAGGTGCTAGTGGATTATTAAGTGATAGTTCAACATTTGTGTTTGATGGAACTAATGTAGGTATAGGTACTAGTAGCCCTGCTTGTATTCTTGATGTTACTAAATCTACAAATAGTGGTTCAACATTTCCAAGATTACAAGTTCTAAACTCTTTGGCAACACAAGGTGATGGTTCTACTACATTTAACTTTGCTCGTTTTGATGCAAAATCTGGAAACGGAGCTGTAATTGCTGATTTTGGAACTAGGTTCGATAGTTATGCTGGTGGATTTTTAGGAACAGAAACAAACCATCCTATTTTCTTTCAAACCAACGGCACAGAACGGATGCGTATAGACTCTAGTGGTTTTGTAGGTATAGGCACTAGTAGCCCTAGTTCATATGCCTCAGGTGCAAGAACTTTGGTACTTGCCTCCTCTGGCGATAACGGAATGACAATTCGTAGTGGTACAACATCTACGGGCGCTTTGTATTTTGCCAATGCAGAAAATAGTACCTCAAATAACGGAATGATTGAAGTTGACCACAATGCCTCAGCAATGAGTTTTAATATTTACGGTACTGGAAGGTCATTTCGTTTTAAAAGCGCAGGAACAGAAGTTGTGCGTATAGACTCTAGTGGTAATTTAGGTATAGGTACTACTACTCCTACTGCACTATTAGATATAACAAGCAGCACTATTGGATACATGAATCTTACTGGCGGTGCAAGTAATGCTCAAGGGGCTTTTATTCGGTTTAGAAAAAGTGCTACTGATATTGGTTATTTAGGAACTTCTAGCGCTATATTAGGAGATTCGAGTAGTGATTTTATTATGTATGCTGATGGAGCAAGAAACGCAACAATTTGGACAAATGGCGTAGAACGGATGCGTATAGACACTAGTGGTAATTTATTAGTAGGTACTACAAGTGTTAATAATGCTGGTGTTATTAGTGTTGATTTTAATGGTCAATCAAAGCAAGGTATTACACTAGACGATACATACGCTTCTGTTGGTGGTGCTTATATGATTTTTAGAAATTCTGCTGGTGGTAATGCTGGAATTATAAGTCATACAGAAATAACTGGTATTGGTTTGATTAGTGGGGCTAGTTTAATATTGGCGTCAGCCGACACAGAACGGATGCGTTTAGACTCTAGTGGTAATGTATTAGTGGGTAAAACTACTTCGGCTTTTGGAACTGTTGGTCTTTATTTTAATTCTACAGGTCAAGGTTTATTTACTCATAGCGCAGTGGATAGTGGTGGTGCTGTTTTATATTTAAATAGGTTAAATGTAAACGGAGCAGTTGCTCTTTTTTATAAAGATACAACTGAAGTTGGTAATATTTCAGTCACGGGTTCTGCAACCGCTTATAACACCTCCTCCGACTATCGGTTAAAAGAAAACATTGTGCCTATGACAGGTGCATTGGCTAAAGTTGTACAACTTAAACCTGTAACTTATAAATGGAAAGTAGACGGCTCAGACGGTCAAGGTTTTATTGCCCACGAACTAGCAGAAGTTGTTCCTGATTGTGTTACAGGTGAAAAAGATGCTGTTGATAAAGATGGAAAACCTGCGTATCAAGGTGTAGACACATCATTTTTAGTAGCAACATTAACTGCCGCAATCCAAGAACAACAAGCATTAATAGAATCATTAACAACCCGACTAACAGCATTGGAGAATAAATAATGGCAAACGTATACACATGGACAATTACAGCAATGGACTGCTCTACAACAGAGACTAATCCTGATACTGTAATCACAGCACATTGGACTTGTGCAGGAACAGACGGCACTTATAACGCCTCTGTCTACTCTACTTGTTCATTCCCACAACCTGAAGGCACATTCACACCTTATGAAGACTTAACGCAAGAACAAGTCCTAGGATGGTGTTGGGCTAACGGTGTAGATAAAGACACAACAGAAGCGGCTGTAGGAAATCAGTTGGCTAACTTAGTCAACCCTCCTGTTGTAACTCCACCTTTACCGTGGGTTACACCAGCCGTATAGATTTTTAAACCGTAGTACAACCTAGGAGAATAGAATGGGCGAGAAAAAAACAACCCCAGTAACTATTGATGATGTAGATTACACCCTTGAAGACTTAACCGAGGAACAGCAAAAATTGTTTCAACATTGCATAGACCTTGACCGTAAAATTGCTTCAGCTCAGTTTAACCTTGACCAGTTAAGCGTGGGTAAGAACGCTTTTTTTACCATGTTAAAACAGTCTTTAGAGGTAATTCCTAAAGTAACAAACTAATATGTTTGGATTCACCTCTTTTGCTCAGGCACCATTTGCTGCATTAGGGGTGGGTTATGACTTAGCCTTATCCGAGAATGTAACTCTAGACAATGCGCAAACAATCACTGCGCAGTTCTTAGCTAACCTTACAGAAAACACCGACTTAGCCGAAGCCCAGTCTATTCTGGCGCAGTTTGCTGCTTCTCAAACAGAAAATATAGACATAGCAGACGTTGTTATTGGTGGTATTTCATTCTTAACAAGCATTACAGAGCCAACTACTCTAGACAATGCGCAGTCTATCTTGGCGCAGTTTAATGTAAGTATTGTTGAAGACTCCGTACTTGACACTACACAAACAATAATTTCTCAGTTTGTAGCAAGCATTACAGAGAACTCAACCCTTGCGGATACTCCGTCAATTACCGCTCAATACTTAGCCAGTATTGTAGAGAATAGTACTTTAGCTGACGCACCTACTATCTTAGCCCAGTTTGCCGCAAGCGTATCCGAGAGTACTACCTTAGATAATGCCCAGTCTATTCTTGCCCAGTTTAATGCGGTTGTAACCGAGAATACTACAGCCGCTGATGTTATTCAGATTATTGCAATATATGCTGCGGCTATTACTGAGAATGTAACTTCCGCAGAAACAGAGTCAATTCTTGCGCAATTTCAAAACTCTATTACCGAGGCGGTTACTTTAGCTGACTCCAGCACCCAACAATCTAATTTCTTACAAACTATTACCGAGGCTATAGCTCTTTTAGATTCACAATTCCCCCGTGGTTGGTATACAATTAATGATAATCAAGATGCTAACTGGGGCTTTAGGCAACAGACATTTACTGACATAGCTAATTTTGGAGGAACTCCGTTTGCTTCATTATCATTTGCTGGATACGCAATTGTCTCAGGTAATGTACCAAGTCCAATCGTGCCTGATACAAACGCTAATTGGGTACAGATTAATAACAGCCAAACTGACGGCTGGGTAGAAATAAACAATAGTCAATAAGGATAAATTATGGCAAGTACCTATTCAACCTCATTAAAATTAACCCTCATAGGAGATGGCGACCAGACAGGTACTTGGGGTCAAACTACTAATGCAAACTTTGGTACTCTGCTAGAACAGGCTATTGTTGGACAGACCAGTATCACAATGGCTAATGCCGACTATACCCTAACAAACTTAAACGGTGCTTTAGATGAGGCTAGAGGTGCTGTACTTATAATTACAGGCAACCAAAACGCTACCTTTAGTGTAATAGTCCCAGCTGTTCCTAAGCTTTATATAGTTACTAATAATTTAAGTGGTTCTGCTATAGCTTATATTAAACCGTCAGGCGGTTCTACGTTCCAAGTCCCTTATTCACGGACTATGTATTTGTACACCAACGGAACTACGTTTTATGCTTTAGATTATGTAACAAACGCTCAAAATCTTGTTACTGGCGGAACTATTACCACAGGCGCAATTAGCTGTACTTCACTTACAAGTTCAGGTGGAATAATTGGCACAACAGGAGCATTTAGCGGTGCTATAACTGGTACAACTATAGGCGGTACAACAATAACAGCGAGTAGTCAGTTTACAGGACCCGGTACGGGACTTACTGGCACAGCTGCTAGTTTAAACATTGGCGGTACAGCTCTTAACATTACAGCCTCAAGCAATACATCATTAACATCCCTTGCTAATTTAGTTACAGTAGGTACTATTACATCAGGTACTTGGTCTGCAACTTTTGGTGCGGTATCAGGCGCAAACTTAACAAACATTACAGGCGCTAATGTTACAGGTACGGTAGCAAACGCTACAACTGCTGTTAATTCTACAAACGCAACAACAGCCGCAACAGTCTCAACTACAGTGGCAAGTGGTGCAGTTGGCACAACTCAAACGGCTGGAACTGCCAACACAACTATAGCAACTACGGCTTTTGTTGCAGCAGCAGTAGCGGTGCTATATCCTATTGGCTCTATATACACATCTACAAATGGTACAAACCCTAATACCTTGTTTGGTTTTGGTACATGGGTTCAGTTTGCTGCTGGAAAGTTTTTAATGGGTAACGGAAACGGTAGTTATCCAATTGCTACATCATCTGGTTCTGCTGATGCTGTTCTCGTAAGTCATAATCACGGTGGAATTACAGGTGTAGATTCGCCAGACCACACGCATAATTTTAGCGCTACAACAAGCACTGAAAATCAAGGACACGTTCATCCTAATATTTCAGGTGGTATTGGTGTAGTAGGTCCATTATCTGGAGCTGGCGGTGGTTTAGAAGAAGGCGCAGGGTCTCCAAACTATATTTTAGAGGATATGGGCACTCCAAACGTACAACATACACATACCCTTTCTGGGACTACAAGTGGGAGAAGCAATGGTCACTTTCACAGTATTGCAACAGACGGTCAATCAGGAACAAACGCAAACTTACCGCCATACATCGTAGTGTATATGTGGCACAGGACTGCTTAAATGGATTTACTAGATACCCTTTCTAAGCTGTCTAGTTTATTAATAGCGTTTGTTACGCTGGTATTTGTATTGGCTAAGATGCACAATCAGATTGCTGTCCTTGAGGAAAAGGTAAAAGCTTTATTTGACTTGGTGAATAAAAAAAAAGACTAATATGTTAGGACTTGACGCAATACTAAATATTGGTGGTAAGTTAATTGATAAGTTAATCCCCGACCCAGAGGCTAAAGCTAAGGCGCAGCTAGAGTTAGCAACACTAGCCCAAAACGGTGAACTTGCTCAGTTACAAGCAGATGTAAGCGAGCAACAAGAACTGACTAAAAGACTACAAGCCGACATGATGTCAGACTCTTGGCTATCTAAAAACATCCGCCCTATGACGTTGGTATTTATCCTAATGACATACACTACCTTTGCTATGATGAGTGCATGGGATATTGAGGTAAACAACAACTATGTAGAGTTGCTTGGTCAGTGGGGTATGCTCATAATGAGCTTTTATTTTGGTGGTAGAACGCTTGAGAAAATCATGGATATGAAGAAAAATGCTAAATAATTGGGATAAGTCGTTTAATATGGTCATAGCCCATGAGGGCGGTTTTACTAATGATGAGCGTGACCCCGGCAATAAGTTACCAGACGGGCGCAAAGGTTCTACAATGTGGGGCTGTACTCAAGCCAACTGGGAGAAGTATATAGGACACGAAGTAACTCAAGATGATATGAAAGCGCTAAAGAAAGAAGATGTTAAACCGTTATATAAAAGAGATTATTGGGATGCAGTTAGGGGTGATGATTTACCTGCTGGCGTGGACTATGCTGTTTTCGACTTTGCTATTAATGCTGGACCAGCCGCTGCTCGTAAGATGATACAGAAAGCCCTTGGTGTAACTGCTGATGGCTCAATAGGACCGGCAACCATGAAGGCAATTCAAGATGCTGAAGGTAAAGACCTGCTAGACAAGTTTAGTCACAGTAAAGAAGCGTTCTATAAATCCCTGTCAACCTTTCCAACCTATGGCAAGGGCTGGCTAAAGCGGGTAGCCGATGTACAAACATCTGCCTCGACTATGATAGGTTGATATGCCATTACAGAAACTACAGTTTAAACCCGGAATTAATCGAGAGAGTACTAACTACTCTAACGAGGGTGGTTGGTTTGACTGCGACAAAATTAGATTCCGTTCAGGCTATCCTGAAAAGATAGGTGGTTGGACTCAGCAAAACCCAGCGCAATACTTAGGCGTAGCTCGTGCTTTGTGGGCTTGGGTAGACTTAGCTGGTAACAACTTTATAGGCGTTGGCACTAATCTTAAATACTATATTCAAAGTGGTAGTTATTACGATGTAACACCTATCATTACAACTAATACCTTAGTTAATAAATGCGCCACTGCTTTTTCTACGCTTAATGGTGGTATTACAGCTACTGCTACAACTTTAACTCTTACTTCTACGGCAAGCTTTCCGTCAACAGGCGGCATTATACGGATTGACTCTGAAGATATTTCTTATGTAGGTGTAACCGGAGCTACTTTAACTGGGCTAATTCGTGGTTTAAACAGCACGACTGCCGCTGTTCATAACACAGCTGCTAACGTAGGTGGATATACCGTAACCATAACCGATGTAACTTATAACCCGTTTGCTGGAGACTTTTTAACTATTACAGGCGGTTCAGCTTTTGGTGGTATTACGTTATCAGGTGAGTATATTGTTACTGGAGTTCCGTCCGCTTCTACTTATACAATCACTGCGGCTACCTTTGCTACATCTCAAGTAAGTGCTACTGGCGGTACTATTGTTGTTGCTTATCAACTTCCCGTAGGTACAAATATAGCTGTGTTTGGTACAGGTTGGGGTACAGGTACTTGGGGTCGTGGTTCATGGGGTTCTGGCTTTTCATCAGTATTAAGTAGTCAATTACGTCTTTGGTCTAATGATAATTACGGGCAAAACTTACTTATAGCTCCCCGTACTGGCGCTATTTATTATTGGTTAGCTTCTAGTGGACTAGGAACAAGAGCGCAACCATTAGATACTTTAGCTACTGCGGCTGGTAGGGACGGCACTTTTGTACCTAATAATGTCTATCAAGTTTTAAGTGCGCCTATCCAGCAGTTTGTTATTT